AAGGCGGTCTTCTGTATTGAAATTGTTTCCGGTTTCTTCTTTCGCGAGAAACATGAGTTCCTTGACTGGGTTTTCAAATTTTAATAATACGGACTTCTTCAACTCCCCCGGTTTAAATTGCACGGTCGATTTTTGTAACTGTGTAATTACATACTCCATCGGTCGCGTGCGTAGAAAATTCTTTTCATCATCTGTGATGAAGTAGAAATCGGTGATGAGCGAGGCGCTTTTGATCGAACCTTCAGTCGTTTTCTCCCTCTGTACAACCCCACTGGAGCCTAATATATATTTAAATGTTACATCATCATCTACATCTCTAAACGTCACGCGAACTTCTACGAGTTGTTTTGTGAGCGCACACACGGGAACCGCTAAACTCGGGTTCCTGTGGAAGTAAAACGGTAGGTTAATATAGAACGTGTTATACGTATCCGAAACGGTCAGTGTTTCATTGTGACCATTCATAAAGTATAATGTTTGGTCCACATCGTCCTTATTGCTATATAATTGATCATACATGTATATATACTCCCCTGTAAGTCTTTCTATAACCTGACCGCCGATGACCAAATCTGCATATTTTATTATACTTTTACCTAATGGAATGTTATAATAATATTTTGAAACTCCCGCGTGACTGGTTAAATTGCCAAGTTTTACCTTAAGGGTCATCCCTCGTACGAGATCGCCTATATTGTTTGGTATACGACACTCAACGGAACTCCCGAATGCGCTGTCACCGGAAAATGGTATTTCTACCGCTTCGGTAGAAAAGCGTGTATGTCTTTTGAATAAGGTGACAAAATACGAAAACTGTGGATCCCCAGTAAGCCATTGGTCCTGGATACCAGTGACAGCAAGTTGTACGCGACCTGCCATTCTTATTACATGTGAGTAAAATTTTATGAATTAAAACGGGGCGGTATTATAGATGGATTTACGTTTACGAAAATTCAACCCTGCATCAATGGCTGATGATAAGGTTCTTGTATTCATAGGTAAACGTAATACAGGTAAATCTACATTAGTAACTGACATCCTGTGGCACAAGAAACATTTACCAGCAGGAATTGTTCTATCGGCGACTGAAGAAGGTAACCATTATTATCAGCAGTATATTCCCGACCTGTTTATTTATGGCGACTATGACAAGGAAGCTATAGAACGAGTTATGGATCGTCAGAGGAGATTGGTGGGTGCCGGTAAAAAGAATTGTGGCGCATTTTTACTTTTGGATGACTGCATGTACGATAATAAATTCATGCGTGATACGTGTATTCGACAATGTTTCATGAATGGGCGTCACTGGAAGATATTCTTCATGCTAACAATGCAGTATTGTATGGACCTACCCCCAGCGCTCAGAGCAAACGTTGATTATGTTTTTATTCTCAGGGAAAACATTATTCAGAATCGCGAGAAGTTGTATAAATCATTCTTCGGTATCTTTCCAACATTTGACATGTTCAATAAGGTTATGGATTCGTGTACAGAAAACTACGAATGTTTAGTTCTCGACAACACGTCAAAATCGAATAAAATAGAGGACTGTGTGTTTTGGTACAAAGCGAAAATGCATAAAAATTTCAAGGTTGGTGCACCAGAGTACTGGGCTGAACATAAAAGATCATTTAACCCTAAACAAAATGGTAACAAGGTTGACCCTAAAAATGCGAAGGCTCGTACCGCGCTGAAAATCACAAAGACGCGATAATTTTCTACATATATCTCAGATGAGTACTAAGCGTAAGACTACAAATAAGCAAACTGATATAAACTTCAGTCCGGGTCCTTCGAAGACGGTCAAAAGTTCCAAGGTTGTACGAACATTGCCACCTCTACCACGGGGTGTGGGCATGGCGTGTACGAAACCGGGGTATGTTAGGTATCTCGAGGAATTGAACACGCGTTTATCCAACGTGCGTCATAATGGGAAGCGAATAAATGTAAAGTTTTTAGAATATAGCGACAGTACAAACCAGGGAATTGTCGCGAATACATCAGCGCAGTTATTGAATGGGAAACCCCCATTGGAATTTAAGAATAATGGATCGAATATTCCCAGACTCAATGCATCGGCGGGAAGTATTCATTTTTTTCTAATTAGCATCACTAAACGTGATAACCCAAATTTAGGACACGCGGTGAACGTCTTAATGGATACGGGTAGACCACAACCGCGTATATGGGTATTTGACCCACATGGAAACCGTGCCATGGAGAGGAATGGGTATGGGAGTATTTTTCGAAACCGGATATTACCAAATATGAAAAAGTTTTTTGGGAACGTGTTCGATACCACTACCGCGAAATATTACAATGGACCCAATTTACAAGCGAATAACACTCGAGGTGTTTGTACAACATTTCACTTAGACTTCGCAAAAGCGATTCCCGGGCTGTTAAACGACACTGTAAATATACGGACATTTAGTGGTGGAAATCTCAATATAGCTGGTCGTTCAGCTTTTCTAAATAATCCAACCCTGGTCGGAACGGTGACGAGTAAACGTGTAACTAAAAAAAATATAAAAACACCACCAAAACTTACTATGACAATGGGTGCTACGACTAAAAAAAAGCGTGGTACTCGGAAGTGAACATACATACCACGAAGACCCACCTACCGTGACCATCTATGAGGATATAGACGTAGCATAGAATCTTCTAATTCGTCCACCTCATGCCATGCCCAGTGACACTCCGATGAATATGCATCCATTTCGCATATTTCTTGTGCTTCTTTTATCGCTTCTGTGAAACGTAAACGAAGTCTCAAATTTTCCTTAATTTTAACCGGTTCCGATATTGACGGTTTTCGATATAAACTTTCTAAAACATTTACACGTGTCTTTGCCAACTTTATCTTGTATAGATTGCTATTTTCGGAAAAGTTTGGAACACAATTCATTTATTATAAAGCTATCTTACTTTTTAAACTATCATTAAAGATAATACACCATTTCATTGCATGAGCTGGTGTTTGAGTAAACGGGTTTTATCTGGTGTAGATGATTCAATCCCGGTGTTCAGTTTGAATAAATACGAAGGTTATGCTAAAATAACGAGTGTATACGACGGTGACACATTCAACGCTGTTATTAGGAAACATGGTCGTGTTCTAAAATTCAAGTTTCGTACTCTCGGGTACGACTCACCCGAAATGAAACCTTTATTATCGTCATCTCGACGAAATGATCACATTTATATGGCCAAATTGGCGCGAGATATGTTTAAGGAGGAGTGTGGTTTCGATGACCGCGAACATTCTCGGCAGTGGAACCCGTTCATTTGCAATAACAAAGTAAATGGGTGGATTTGGATGCAATGTGGTAAAAATGACAAATACGGTCGCACACTGGTGACAGTCTATAGACGTAAAGGTGATTCACTTTCTGTCAACGCGAAGATGATCGCATCAGGTATAGTGAACGTATATGATGGTGGTACTAAACCCAAATTCCAGTTCCAGGTTTAAAGATTTGTATCTATACATTGATATAAGATGTCTACTTACAGTGTTGAACCGTGTACTTTCATTTACCGTGTATCATCTCTCGCGAAGATTGTTGATGGGGATACGATCGATGTTAATATTGATCTCGGGTTTGATGTTTGTACGAAGCAACGTGTTCGCCTTTTAGGTATCGATACACCGGAGTCTCGCACGTCAGACAAGGAAGAAAAACGTTTCGGACTTCTTTCAAAGAAGAAGCTCAAGGAATGGTGTCTAAAGGCGGTTGCTTCTGAGAAGGATGATATCGATATCGAACTCAGATGCCCGGAAGCGGACTCCCGTGGTAAATTCGGTCGCGTCCTCGGAGAAGTTTGGGTTTCCGAAGATGGAGTATGGACCAACGTTAATAAGTGGTTAGTTGACGAGGGGTATGCGGTACCTTATGGTGCGCAAAACAAATCGGAAGTTGAAGGACTTCACCTGATTAACCGCAAGAAGCTGATCGAACGCGGTGATATTGAGGCGTAATTTTATTCTTGTTATATATAAATGATTGGTAAACTATTAATACTATTCATTTTGTCTGTAATCATGACCGCTGTAGTAATCCTTAACACAGAACCAAAAAGTGAAATTCACGCAAAGGCTAAATTCTTCTTGACTATTAGATTGTTTCAACTTCAAAAGATGGTCTGTCCTCAGAAGAAATTGATAGAACAAACCTTAATAGAAACGGATGCTATATCATCGAACACAGTGTCACTCAAATCAAGTGCGGCGCCGATCAACGCATAAACGTATATTAAAGAGATGATGCATATTAAATACACTAGATAGTACGGCTAAGATGCCCGAGTTGGTCTAAGGGGTGCGACTTAAGATCGCATGTGCTTTGCACGCGTGGGTTCGAACCCCACTCTTAGCATACGCTCCTATAGTGTAGTTGGTTAACACTGTGGACTTTGAATCCACCACCCCAAGTTCAAGTCTTGGTGGGAGCTTACCCTTCCTTAGCTCAGTTGGTAGAGCAGTGGACTGTAGTTCCATTTGTCACCTGTTCGAATCAGGTAGGAAGGACACCGCCCCTGTAGCTCAGTTGGTAGAGCGCTTGACTTGTAATCAAGAGGTCACAGGTTCGAATCCTGTCAGGGGCATCTTCTTTGTAATATATGAAAACACCGTATATTACACAGATATAAAATCACTTAAAACATAGGGGTGTATATATAGTAATGCTGAGTTTACTCGCTCCAATATACGCAATTACATATAAAAATCGAAATACTAAAAGAAACGCCTATGTAGCGGATTCACCACCACCTATTGATACACCTAATATGTGGGAATTCGGTAGTTATTGTTGGAAGGTTACAATCGAAGCTACAGATAAGAAAGATGGTCACGTTGAGAGGACTTTTATTGGGTATAGCCAGGATATGGATATCGCAAAAAGGACTGAACTTGCGTGCGATAGGCATAAGAAACCTGGTACAGTTTGTGGAGAGGTACAAATGTCCATGAAAGGTGGTGAATGTGACGAAGTTATATTCATGAAATTAAAAAATGGAAATAAACTGATAAACCTGACAAATCCGTTTAACTAAACAATTCATACGGATATTTGTGTATCCATAAATTACATATCCATTTCTCTCCGGAGAGTACTGGTTTACCACCGTGAATAGCCTTCGCGGTGATACGACCCCAATCATTGAGAGTGTTAAATAATAAAACATCACCCTTGTTTAGCTTGTAATCTTTACCCAATACCGGAAACGTGGTTTCTCCACCTTCGTAATCATCATTCAGTGCTACTATACACGTGTATAGGCGAGGATTTTTCTCATTTTCGAATGCATCTTGATGTGGCTTATAAAACCCCCCGGGTGTATACTTAAGAACCTGTAGATACTCTGCATTATCAAATTGACGATCTGTTAAAGATACACATTTCTCCATTAGTTTTTCAACGGATGTGGAATCTTGTGGATTTAGCCATGCGGTCTCACTTTTACGTTTAGTATCATCTACATCTTTACCCCGAGACACGGTTGACGGTTTTAAATCACGGGATGCCAGTTCTATTATACGGTCACACATCTTACCTGTAAAAGCGTTTCGTATGACATGGGGTTCTTGATATTTTGGTCTGAGGAAAATACATATAAGCACAATTGAAACGATGACGAATATGATCATATATCTATTTCTAATATTATATTATGGGGAACGCGACACCTGTATCTTGACCTTATTCGCTCTATCACGTTGTTTGTATATGAAGTTAACTCCTTTACTTCACGTAATATATCATTCTCTATTGTTGTATCCAATACATACTGTCGTAGTAAATCACCTACCGTGTCTGTGTACATAGTATAAATATCTCGTATATCAGCTACTTTCGAATTATACTTATCCCTGAACTGTAATTCACGTTTCATATCTATCTCCGAAATCTCATTAAGAATATACTTCATTCTCAAAAGTCGGTTATCGTCGTATGTAAACCCAAATCTATATGTATTATCATAATCTAACCGGATTACTTCGAGGGAAATCAATTGTATCACGTAAGGTGCTTGTATTTGTCTCAACTCCCTATGTGACGGACGACCACCGCATGGGATATCACCATGCTCCCTTCCGCGTTTTTTGAATTCGAAATAATGAGGATTATGTATTCGACCAGTTTCTATTCGACCAGTTCTCCAATCGAATGCGACGTGACACTGTGTACACCATATTTGCGCACATCCTTCTATTCTGTAAATTGGTACACTGCACTTGGGACACTGTCTTGTTTCTCGTTTTAATAGTTTCATAGTCTTGACTGTATCTTTGTTACATTTATGATTGATTGTTAATTCTTCGTGACACTTATCGCAAAATGATGTACTACATATCTCACAATCCCAATTTTCATCTAAAAATCCATTGCATTCATCACTGGGACACTTCTGTGTGTATACATATTCACTATTCATACCGGGGTTTATGTTAGCTATAACCTGGAGTTCTTCGTATA